AACTCAAAGTTTCGTCTGAATCATCATCAGCAGTAGTCGCCGAAACAGGTGTCGGGGAACTTACTGTTTCTTCTACAACTGACTCTACTTTAGGTGTTGCAGGTGGGATTGCAACATCTTCAGCGGTGCCAGTATTCCTAACGCCAGAAAGAACTTTGTCAAGCTTTGCTTTTAATTCATCATATGATTTAAAGTTCTCTGCCGAAAGAAATGGTTTTAATGGAAATTGTTTATTCCATATTTCTTCTATTGCCTCGTCATTTGGCGCAATCGCAGACGGGCTGTCAAATTCAGATTTGTCATAATTCCAGTAACCATCAACTTTTCTGATTTTCAGTTTAAAGTTTGCACCTTCCCAAAAGTCAAATGGGTTGATAGGTGTTTCATCTTCAAACTCAGGCTTCATCGCTTCAGTAATCTTATCAAAGATTTTCTTACCGAACTTATATAGTTTTACTTGACCTTCGTTTTCAGGATGTTTAGGGTCACTAATAATCATAATGTTTGCAGTATAAGAAAGTTTACGCTTTCTCTTTCTTGCAATGTCTTTATCTGCCTCAACGCCAGAATTCCATAACAAACTGTTTGCCTCACTAATCGGACATTTCTGATTAAGAGTTGTCAAACTGTTTTCAATCAACCAGCCACCTGGTCCTTGAAATGCATGTGACCATAGTCTTGCCCATGGTAAATCTTCATCTTGTACTGCTGGTAGAAAACGAAAAACAGCATACCCATTACCAGACTTATCGAGTTCTGGTTTCCAGAATCTATCGTCTTGATATGAGTTTGTTTGTCTTTGTGGTTCTGCTACTTTTGATAGTTCACCCATTAGGGTGTCTAAGTTGTTTGAGCGTTTTAACGCTGATAGACTTGATGTCATATATTTCTCCGTATTATTGTATTTGTATTATTATTGTATCGTTCTGTGCTGTATGTATCGCACCTTTATATTTATAACATTTCTATGCATTAGTATTTCGTGCATATAGTATATTATACACTAGTTTGTTTTCTTTGTCAAGCGTTTCCTAAACATTTATCTGCTGTTTGTAGTATTAAAGGCATATACTCAACTGTAAGATAAACAAGGGCAAGGAATCCTATTATTTTAAGTATCATTATTCTACCTCTGGTTTTATTAAATCACAATTATATGACAGAGTTCGTCTTGCCTCATCTGTGCCATTAAATGGATAAACGCCATGTAGCATAGTGTAAGGAAATACTATGAAGTCGCCTGGCTCTAAATCTTTTCTCCAGTTTGATATACCGATTGGGTCTTGATTACCACCAGTTAGTTCTAACCATCCGTTTGAAGGGTCCTCTGGATTTGTAATTTCTTTACCATAAGTATCAGGTCTTTTTAACATTAATACAGAAGATAAGCCTAAGTCTGTTTGTGGACTTGCATGAGTATGAAAAGGATTGTATTCGCCAGCCTTCATTTCATTTATCCATACATGCTGTAACTTAACATTCCACCAAGGCTTTTGAATTGATTTCATATATTGTTGAAAACAACCAGTAAAAAGAACTTTCATCTCATCAGTTATTAAACTATTAACTAGATTTTCTTCTTCAATCTTACCAACAAGATTTTTATTCCATGGTTGTAAGTCTTTTACTTGTTCATCATATGCTTGATTAATCGCATCTATCACCATCATAGGCAATTTAAAGTGTAGAATCATACTACCTAACATGTATGGCATCATTGTTACTTGATGTTCTGTTTCTTTCATTTCTTTTTCCTTTTTCTAATTAAATCACAATTATAAGACATTGTTCGCCTTACTTCATCTGTACTATTGAAAGGATATACAGTATGTAATAGAGTATATGGAAATACATAAAACTCACCTACTTGTGCATCTACTCGTGTTTGTGAAATAGAGAGTGGTGATTGGTCGCCGCCAGAAAACTCTAGCCATCCGTTTGCAGGTTTTTCTTCTCTTGATGCTTCTACACCATACCAGTCAGGTCGTTTTAACATTAATACAGATGATAATCCCATATCACTACCAATACTTGTATGATAATGTGTAGGGTTATATTCGCCTGATTTCATTTCATTTATCCAACAAGGTCCTGGAACACAATCCCACTTTACTTCATTACGAATTTGCATATATTTTTCAAAACAAGTTTGAAAAGTTTGTTTCATTTCTTCGGTTAATATAGTATTAACTTTTTTCTCATCTGCAATTTTACCAGCGAGTTGTGTGTTATATGCTGGCATTTGTTCGTTGTGTTTATCGTATGCCTCATTAATATCATCTATCAAAGTCGCAGGTAAATCAAATTTAAGTATTATTGTACCCAAATTAAATTGACTCATTTTTATTTCCATTCTACTTCCTTTAGTTTAGAATTTACTTCAATGACCTTTTGCAATATCTCACTATCTGTATAATGTAGAAACGCTAATGTGTCTTTCGGAAAACATTCTCCGCCGAAACCAAGACTACCTTCATCATTTGGGGCAGTCATATGTGAAGGACCAATGTTTTCAAATCTAGCAAGAATATCAATTATTCTCTGGTGTTTTCCTAATCTCTTAGGTTGTATTAGATTTTTGTCAGTTGTGATGTTTAACAATTCGTGAAAGAAGGCAACCTTAGTGGCTAACCAAGAATTATGAACATACTTCACCATACTTGCCGTATGTCTATCAGTTTCAATAAATTCTACATTCATACTTGATAATACATTTTTCCACAATGTGGTGTTATCTGGTATGCCGCCAAGAATACAAACTTCTTGATTATCGAAATCTTCTTCTGCTGTTCTCAAGAATTCTGGACTGTATACTACATTATCTGCATATGTTTCTACTATATCTGGTAGAACTGTACTTTTAAGAAGAACTGGTGTGTCGCCTAGTTCTTCAAGCACTTCTCTTACTATACTATCATCACATAGGCCGTCAACTGTAGGTGTTGGGACTGCTACTACAGCACCCAAATCATTCATATCAATGTAATCACTAATCTTATTATCATTGTGTTTTGGGTCAACACGAACAACTGCATAACCAAATTCTTCTAATGCCTTTGCCATTGTTTCGCCTATATGCCCACAACCCACAACTAACATTGTTATTCGTTTTCGCATTTCCATTAGTTCAAATTGATATGAACTCTCACTCTTAACTGGTTTTTTCTTTTTAAACAATCCTTTAAACATTCTAAATCTCCTTTACTTTTTTTCTCAATGTAATTTTAAATCTTGGTGTATTGTATTTTAAAAAAGGTTTATATCTTACCACTCTGTCGTGCAGTTTCGGCCACAATACTGTTTCCATTATATCTTTGTCTAATCGTTTTGCAAATGAAAGTATATCTTCTAGTATCACAAATGTTTCAATGCATATCTTTTTAGACAGAACCATCTTTAATATCGGCGGGTGTTGTCCGTCATGTGATGTGAATATATCATCAAACTGTATTTTATTTATAGTCATTCTTTCTAAGATGTAATCAATATCTTGTTCATAATAATAATGTAATGATTCTATTCTCTTAGACCACTCTTTATAACTTTCGTCACCAGTTGAGCCAATAATATCGCCAACCCATAGATTAGAATTATTGACAAAGTTACTAACAAAATAATCGACCACAGTAGTGCTGTTATAAGTCCTAGAAAGTTTGTGAAAAAAATATCTGTCCCTTCTCTTAGTGAAGGTTTCAAGTCTTGCAGTTGTTCGTCCGCCGTGTCTATGAAAGTCGTAACTTCTGTTTTTGCTCGTGAAATGTAATTTGATTGCCAAATAGATTTTATATACTTCAAAACCATTCATTCTCCTATAGTATCTCTTTTAATTTTTCTACAAATAAATCTACACCTTTAGAGGCATTTGCAGTCCACTCTTGTGGGTCGCCAGCATCTGATATGTATTTAAAACAACGAAAAGGTATATCATAATCTTTACATACAGTTGCCAGTGCATATGATTCCATATCAACTATATCATAGTCGTTTTGTTTTGACTCACCGTGTAGATAAAAACTATCACCTGTGCCACATGTAATGCCATCTAAAGTTGTTGTTAGGAATGATATATTTCTATTGCCCCATGGCGTTTCATAGTTCTGAAATCCTAGTGGTGTTACATCCATATCTCTCTGTATAAAATTAGTAACTTCATATAGTTTACCAACTTCAACCTTATCACTTACTTTGGCGGCTGTGCCATAATTTATAATTGAATAGTTCCAGTTTCTCAAATGACCTGCATGTTCCATAAGTGCCTTTGTAGCATTTATTTTGCCAACACCTGTGTAAAGTATCTGGCTTTCCCAATCTTCTTCTGGGAACCCAGACAATTCTGCTGGTATAGCAGAAAGTATTGCAACTCTGCTATTCATATAGGTAGTTGTGGTACTTTGTCTACATTTAGTAGATTAAGGTTTTGTGCCTCGTAAGTCAATTTTTCTTTAAGGCCTTTGTTGACTAGTTTCTTAGAATCACTCGGGTCAATTCCGTTCTTTTCACAATAGTGTAGAATAGCATCTATGTAACTCATTCTTTTTGTCTTAACTAATTCTTCTATTAATATTGCAAACTTATTGGGTGTAATTATCATTTTCATATTTTAATCTCATCTAAGTTTATATATTTCACATTGTTACAATCTTTCAGTTCTTTCTGTTCAACAGCATTTACTTTATAAAACTTTGTGTCTTTAAATGTGTCAAACATGTTCTTATCTTCTTTACCGTGGCCAGTAATATATACTTCTTTAAAAAATCTTTTCATATTATCACCTTGTGTTAGTGCCAGTTTGGGTTAGAAGGTACTGGCAACCCCCTTAGC